CCATATTTTTCACTATCCCAGTACTCCCATTGCATATTATCTGTGTTGGATAGGTCTGCTGTGTTATTTAGCAATGGATACACTATAGAACTAGGCACAAATGGGTCATCATCAAAGTAAACCTCAAAGTAATAGATAGGTCTATAGTCAAAGTAACCATCTTTCCAATGAACTCTATTAGCAACAGTACCTAGAAGTCTGGTCATTCTCTCTGAGTGTTTCATACGAACATTTTTAGTTGGTATTAACTGCTCATAGCGTTCTGTAGCATCACCTACGTTTCTTTTTGCTCCTAAGCTATAAATACGGCTTATCTTGTTGATAAATTTTCTAGTAAAGTTAGTTACACTTGGTGGTATCTCTCTAAAAGCATCTCCACTAAAGTAATTGGTTATATATTGCTCCACAGAAACTCCAGAGTAATAATCTAAATGCTTTCTTATCTCATTCCTTCTAGCATGAGAGATCATTAGCTTAGTTTCTAGTAATTTATCCTTTAATACTCTTTGAATCATCTTTGAATCCTCTTCATTTCGTTATTCCTCATAGGAAACCTATTAATAATAAAGTATCTGAAAGCATCGTTTCCGTGATCATGGGTACCATCTTTTAATGGTTCTTCTTTTATTGGTTTCCCATCTTCGCTTTCAGGATACCTGTACTCCTCAAAATCTTCTATCAAATCTTTGCACTTTCTATCTACATGGACTCTCCTTATCCCATCTGCACTTTCAAAAAATCCTCTTGTGTATGCTATACTAGCAACAAGGTTTCTACTCATTCTATCTCTTGCTGATATAATCCTAATGCCACTACGTCTGAATATTTCCATATCTCCAGCACCACTTTGACCCTGAACATTACTACCTGCAGGATCACCATAATAAGACATGATAGGATAACCTTTGGTTTTAATCATTTTTATTAAATCTTCTGTTTTTATATTTTGCTTATGTAGAATAGAATCAAAAACTCTAATATGCTCTAGTTCTCCATCCCAATATGTCTGCATAAATAAAACTGCTGGCATACGATAGCCAAAGTCAATAGAACAATATGTAGGTAAGTTGGGGTCGTATGGGAAATTTCCTGTATCTAAGTCTCTGTTGAAATCCCAAACTTTTCCCTCAAATACAGAAAACTCTGCTCCAAACTCCTGTCCAAAAAGTTCCTTAGACATATTCCTTTTTCTTTCAATTATAGCAGGGTCATTTAATCCCAATGGAAACTCATGTTCATTTATCCATGATGGAGACGTATGGCTTTCCCACATTGGATCATCTGCTCCTAGTTTAAACAAATCATATATCCAGTTTCTACCCTCTGGTGTTGTTATAAATATAACCTTACCTTTTCTACCTGCAACTGTTGGAGATAAATACATATCCCAAATCTTTTTATTCATCTTGGCAACCTCATCAATCACCAAGAGGTCTAAACCTTCACCAACAAGACTTGATGGATTGTCTGCTGACATTCCCTCTACGATTGTACCCCATTTAAAACGAATGTACATATCTTTTTCTGATGCTTTATCTACATCGTCTGCATGACCAACAACCATACGTTGCCAAATTTCACGAAATATCAATCTAGCTTTTTTGTATGACATCCCTACCACCCAAATTCTTTTGTTTGGCTGAGATGCTACATAAGTAGCTTCCATCGCACTTGCCCAAGTCTTACCAAATCTCCTACCACATACCACTACTTGAAATCTAGCATCTTGCTTTTTAGGGTAATGCAAAGGAATTTGACCACTATGAGGTTTATATCCTAAGTAGTCAAACCACTTTTTCTTAAATTCGTAATTTTTTTCTTGCATTAGAATACTTAACTAACTTACATTATAGCATATCTTTAATGCAAGGATAATTCTTGCATAATTCATAACTCACTAAAGAGGTAAAAATGTCTGAAGAAACGACCATCGAGCCAGATGTAAAACAGGAAAACGTCACACAAGGCGAGAACAATGTACCCATTTCAAGATTAAATGAAGTTATTTCAGAAAGAAATGAACTTCGTGAGATGCTTGAATCATTTAAAAGTAAAGAGGAAGAAAGCAAAAGAGCAAAACTTCAAGAAGAAGAAAAGTGGCAAGAACTAAACGCAGAGCTTGTCAAACAACTTGATTCTTATAAACCTTACAAGGATAGATGGGATTCAATGGATAAAAGACTTCGTGAAGGTGCTTTAGCTCAACTTCCTGAATCAAAACGAGAAAAATTTGCCAATGTTGATACTGAGGTTCTTTTAAATATCGTTGAAGAGTTTACAGAGAAAGAAAAGGTAAACCCACCTGACACTAAAGGGACAATACCTACTGAAAAGATAGGTGATTGGACTGAAATGTCTAGCGAAGATCGTAGAAAGAACTGGGGTACGATATTGGAGTCATACGTTAAAAGGTAAAAAAAATGGACACAAGACATTATAAAGGTAGTGCTGTCACAAATTCAACTGATCAACATTTTATACCAGAAATTTGGGCAGATGGAATTTATAAGTATTTTGAAAGAAAATCTGTATTCCGTGGATTAGTAGATGATTATTCTGCTCTTTTTGCTGGAAAAGGTTATGGGGATGTTCTTCATATTCCAGAAATGAGCTTAATAAGTGCATCTGACAAAGTTGCTGGGGAAGATGTAACTTACGATGCAACTGCAACCACAGAAACACAGTTAGTCGTTAATAAGCACAAATTTGTTGCTAAATTATTTGAAGATTTGACTTTGATCCAATCTGAAGCTGACTTAGTAGAAAAGTATTCAAGAATGATGGGTGAAGCTCTTAGCCGTCAGGTAGATGCTGATATATGGTCTGAACTACAGAATCTTGAAGATTCTTTGCTTCTAGATGATGACGATACTCTAACTGCTGGAAAATTTGAATCAGCTTTGGCTACTTTAGGTGAAGCTGATATTCCTTACATGGATGGAGAGTGTGCAATGGTTGTTAATCCAACTCTATTTGCAGACATTCTTAATCCTTCTGGTGGTATTGCTCAGTATTTCATAAGAAATGATGCTGTTGGTGAAGGAAACAGAGGACTTCGTACTGGAATGGTTGGATCACTTTATGGTATTGATGTGTATATGTCAAATACTGTAGATACAGCTAATGAAGGTGGAGCAGGTACTAATACAATTAGTGGAGCTATTTTTCATAAATCAGCCGTAGCTTTTGCTTCTCAGCAAGACGTTAGGGTACAGAGCGAATATTCGATTGATGCTTTAGGTACTAAAGTAGTCGCAGATTTGCTATATGGTGTAAAGAGAATAGACGATTCAGATAATAAGAAAGGTCTTAAAATCCGTAACGCTTAATTAGTATTCTTAAAATATTGGGGGTGTATTTATTATGCCCCCAATAACATGAGGTTAATATGCAATATTGGAAACATAAAAAATCAGGTAAAGTTGAAAGAATAGAAGCAACAATTTTATTTCAACATCCTGAAAAATTAGAAGAACTCAAAAAAGATTATGAACGAGTTAATGGAGAAGATGATTGGACTCCATACAAAGAATCAGTTGAGGAATCTTCAGAAGAAGAATAAATAAATAATCACAAGTCTCGTTCACGCTTGTGTCATAGCTTAGAGAGGGAGAAAAATGGCAAACCTACATAGATATTCAGTACAAGAAGCAGTAAATTCTACAGTTGGAGGTAGTTGGACAGTATCCACAGCAGGAACAGCAGGAAGTTCAGCCAGCTTAGACAACACATCACACAAATTATTATCTAAAAATACATCAACATTAGGGGTGTATTCAGCAGTAGAGATATATTATAACTTTACTACATCTGAAACTAATGTGGATTCTAGCAATGATTTACTAATACCAGCTAATACACAATTTTTTATTACAGTGCCTAGAGGATTAGGTAGCACTGTATATTTTAATTTTAACTCTACTAGCACTACTACAGGTGCAGTAAGAATGGTGGAGATTTAATATGTTTGGAACTATGGGGCAAACCAATGTCAAAAATCTTGGCAATGGTGGAACAATGGATGGAGATGTCACTATTACAGGTGACTTAACTGTTTCAGGTGGCATATCATTAAGTTTAAATGAGGTACTGCAAGGTACATCAACAATAGATATAAATAGCACAGAAGCACTACTGGTTAGAAAAGATGGAGATGGTGGTGATGTATTTATAGTAGATACTACAAATCAACAAGTTGGAGTCAATTTATCTAATCCAGCAGTTAGCTTACACGTTGTTGATACAAATAATCCAGCAGATGGAACATTAAGAGTAGGTTCAGGGGTTGCATATTCTGAGTTTAAAAGTAATGCAAGTGGTACTGGTAAATTAATAATTAACAACTATTCTGTAAGTGGTAGTGCTCATGGTATTCTATTTCAATCAAATGGCTCTACTAATATGACTCTTACTGCTGGAGGTTTGCTTGGTGTTGGAGTAAATCCTTCAGATATTTTAGATTTAAAAGCAAGTGACCCACATTTAAGATTTATAGACTCAAGTGATAGTGATAAAACATGGCGAGTTGGTGTAGCAAATAATGAATTTAGAATACAAGAAGATGGTGTAGCTACTCCTGTCAAGATAGCTGAAAGTTCAGTTGATAATTCTTTAGTTATAGATGGTTCTGGTAATACAACATTAGCTGGAGACTTAACTATTACTGGTGGTGATATTTTTTCTGCAAATCTTGGACTCCAAACAACAAATGGAACAGGCACAATATTTTTAAGTGGAAATACTACAATAAATGATTCTGGGCATGATGTAGATTTTAGAGTTGAGTCAGATACAAATACACACGCTTTTTTTGTGCAAGGTTCAGATGGAAATGTTGGTATTGGAACTGATAGTCCTTCAGTTGCTCTTCACGTCAAAGGTGATGGTAATAGATTTCAAGTTTCAAGTGCTGATTATGATTTGATAAAGTTAGGAGCGTATGGTGATTCTGGTGGAAATTTAGATAATGGGTTTTTAAATATATTGCATGATGGTTCTGAAAAAATTAGACTTTTAGCAGATGGAACTTCACATTTTAGTGGAGGTAATGTCGGTATTGGAACTGCAAGCCCAAACACACTTCTAACTGTATCATCTGGTACATCTGGAGATGTTGTACCAATTTTATCTTTGCAAGGACATAGAACTAGCAATAACCCATACGCTAAACTTTCTTTTTGGCATGGCACAGACGAAGATACTGCTTTTATTATGGCTCATAGAGCAAATAGTAATGATAGTAGTGCAGATATAACATTTAATACTGCAAATAATGGTACAAATGCTGAAGTAATGAGAGTTACTTATGATAATAAGGTCGGTATTGGAATTTCTGATCCAGATGCTTATTTAGCTGGAGCAAATAATTTAGTCTTAGGTGGCACAAGTGGTAATCATGGTTTGACTATAAGGTCAGCAAGTGATAGTGCTGGTCAAATTGCTTTCGGCGATGGAGATGCTTCAAGCGATGCTGGATATAGAGGACAAATTAGATATATCCATACTGGAGATAAATTCCAATTTATAACAGGTTCAATAAGTAGAATGATAATTGATGCCAACTCCAGAATCTCACTAAGTAATAATGATAATGGTTTAGAAAATACAATTTTTGGAAAAGATGCAGGAAAAAGTATTGTAGCTGGTGCTGATAAAAATGCTTTTTTTGGAGCGTTTGTTGCTGATTCCACTTTAACAAATGGTGCAGATTTTAATGCTGGTTTTGGATATGGTGCTTTATCAAGCCTTACAAGTGGTGCTTATAATACAGCTTTAGGTTCAGCTTCAATGCTTAATGTTGCCTCAGCAAGTTATGGAGTAGCTGTAGGAAATCAAGCGATGGGAAGTGGAATTGCTACACAAGATGGAACAGTTGCTGTAGGTTATAAATCACTTTTTTCATTGACTTCTGGTGCTGGTAATACAGCAGTAGGTTATCAAAGTTTAAGTGCTGAAACAGTAGCAAGTCAAAGCACTGCCATAGGTTATCAAGCATTAGGAAATCAAGTTGGTGGAAGTGGTAATGTTGGAAATATTGGAATTGGATACCAAGCTGGTTTTGCCATTACATCGGGTACAAATAACACTGTTATTGGAACATCAATGGATCAAGGCACTTGCACAGGAACTCATAATACAGTTGTAGGAAGGTTAGTAGCAAGAACGCTTACAAATGGTACAAGAAATACAGCAGTAGGCTGGAACTCAATGTCTACAGTTACCACAGGAGATAATAATGTATGTATTGGAGATCAAAGTAATGTAAATGGAGCAGATGCTCAAAACCAAACAGTAATAGGTCAAGGTGCAACAGGACAAGCAGATAATTCAGTAACACTTGGTA